TCAGTTCAAATCCAGAAAGGTCTTTACCGTAATATTACGAGGCTTTTCTTCACCGTTCTCATCTGGCACAAGCACGCGTTTGAAATAATACTTTACCGCCCTTGTGTCTATATGGGTATATTTGCCTACATCATTCCATTCAATACCCGGCATTTCGAGCAGTTCCGCCTTTTTAGCAAGTTCCAGAGGTGTTTTGGTGCTGCAAATGATATCCGCTGCCTTTCCTAACATATGCTTGGATGTGTCTGAGCCGCCTTCGCTTGCATTATGGCTTGGGGTGCGGTAACCGCTGTTGATGGTAATGGAGCCACCTGCCCAATCCCGGATTTGCTGCAAATACCGCACCAATGCCATATCAATGAGGATTTCATCGGTACCATCTTTACACCGAAACTCCCGGACTTTGAAATCTTTGCTCAATGATGTATTGCCATCCAATGCGTATGAATACGTTTTAACACCGTCAGATATGTATGCAGGATAAGGATATTCCACAACGAGCTCATAGCAGGCACTCTCACCACCCATATCCTTAGCTGTCGCGCGGATCATCGTTGTTCCGTGTTTAAGCGCAGAAACAACTCCGCTGTTCGGCGCAACGGTAGCAATACTGGGATCATCACTGCTCCAGATTACAGATTTGTTTGTTGCATTCAGCGGCAATACCGAAGCAGTAAAATTTGCCGTGTTGCCAGGGTACATAGTATCTGTATTGGGCTCAATCAAAATGGAGCTAACCAATACATCATTGGAAACAATTACCTTACAACTTGCGCTTACTGTGTTATCAAAAGCGGATACGGCGTAGACCGTTGTAACACCTTCATTGAGACCAAGAACCCTGCCATTATTTACGGTTGCAATATTGGTGTTATTGCTGTGCCAAGACACATTCCGATTGGCTATGCTTGCGGGCAGCACCGTAGCAGTGAGTGTTTGGCTCTCCCCTCTTTTAAGAATAAGTTTAGACTGATCCAAAATAACCGAAATTGTATAAATATCAACCATATTTTTTACCTTCCTTATTTGAGATTTGTTAAACTTTTTCAATAATTGCTGTGTGATTGTCATTCCAATCCATTTAGGAAGGACTTTTTTCCAGCTGCCAATCATAGCGCTTCCTGTGTGGGAAGCGCTGCTTCCGTAACCTCCGTCCAAGAGGCGGTATCTGCCCCCAAGGGCAGAACTACCGTTTTGCCGTAGGTTTCGCCGTTCGTTAAGTACATTCCCTCCTCGGCTGTGAGGATAATTTGTGTAAGGGTTTCTTTTTTCATAGTTTCCTCCTTAGTAAACCAAAGTCCAATTTTTTGCGGTGATGGCGGCCTTTTGCGCGTCCGTCAAAGCCTCACCCACCGTTGCGTGGAAGGTCAAGGTCTGTGCGTTCGCCCCGGTCAAGTCCTTCAAATGGTCGATGATGGATTGCACCGAAGCCGTCGTAAGCAATGGTGAATTATCCATGCTTATGCTCGTCGGAATCACCCCATCAAAGGTGATATTTTTCAGTGCAGAGCATCCTGCAAAGTTGGAGAGGATAAAATTTGTCATCTTATCGGACAGCACCAGCTTATCAACTGTTTCCAGCTTACTGCATCCAGAGAACAGATAGTTCACCAGTGTACAGTTTGATAAATCCACAACACCGATATGCTGGAGCTTAGACTCAAGGAACATTCGCAGTGCCCCTCCCTCGTTTAGATCAGACCAATCAATGGTTACACCCGCTCTTTCAAGGGCTGCGGGAAGATCCGTTATGGCACTCCAGAAAAACATATTTCGTGTGTGCACCGGTCTTATAGAATACTTAGGTGTAAAGGTTTAATCGTCCCATCCTTGCCCCGCAAAGCCTGCGTTGTAGTCTGTTCTTTCACCGTTTTGCTGATAGGCGTCCCAAAAAGCATCCATACCGTCGGCGGTAATCACAATATTTTTATCGCAGTATTTGCCCTGGGTCAGCAGGCGTTTCTTGCCGCTGACAGAAAAATTCAGATCACGCATCCACATCCTCCATTTCTCCGGCATAGGCCTCCGTTCCCCAGGGGTCATCGCCAATCATCTGCCGGACATCCTCCGCCGTTACGTGGGTGGCCGATGCCGCCTCCAGCGCCTCCAGCCGATCCTCGATCAGGCCCAGGCTCAATTCTCCGTCTACGGTATTGTATTTGAGCCATTGGGAGAGGTTGGTGTAATTTTCCGGTTCGCCGCTGCCGGAAACAGCCTTTGCCACATAGATCTGTACAGGAAATGTGGAAATTTGCTTGCCGTCCTGCAAGAGCACGACCTGAAGTGCCGTTTCACCGGGCGCACTGCATACCTGGGGTGCTATAGCTATGCGCAGGATATTTCCCTGTCTCTGCCAGGCCCTTTGCCCGTCAACGGTGTCGTATTCGCCCCCTGTACCTACCGACAGACAGTAGCGAACCATCACCGATGTGCCGGTGGGGATTTCCCAAAGCTCACCGTCGCTGAGCAGGTTAAATTCCAGCCACAGTGCGCCGTCTCCCTGAACGGCATCCACCCGCAACGGCAGTGTCTGACGGGAAAAATCCATTGTCAGTTTCTTAATGATCTCCATAGGTTTCCTCCTTTTCGTGCAGAATATCTAAGGCATTTTTGGCAACGGCGGGAATGGGAATGCCCATCAGTCCCGCATTTTCCAAAATTGACATTCCCTCATTGGTCAGAAATGCCACACAGAGGGCCGTGCGGATATAATTTACACCCAGCACCACATCCATCTGATGCCCCACCGCCACCAGCGCCAACAGCATTGCCTTTTTGGCAAGACCGGCAAAGCCGCAGGCGGAGCTGTATGCCCCGGTGGGGGTCTTTTTACTTTTGTGAAATACCAGCGCCACAGCCACACCGGAGAGAAAATCCACCGCCATAAATACTGTCAGCGCTGTCAAATCGCTGGTCCAAGGGCCGAACAGGCTTGCCGTCATCCCACCCAGCACGCCCATAAGAGCGCATATTTTTTCTTTCATTTTACTTGTTTCTCCTTAGTACTCCACCACATCAAATTTCAGATTTCGGTACAATCCGCTTTTTGCCGATTGCCAGATAACGCTGTATTCTTCGATGTAGGCTCTTTTGGTTTCGGACTTTGTGGGGTCGTTAGGGTCGGGATAAGTAAAGGTGAAGCTTCCTGTTCTCTTCAGCAGAGGAAGCATATAGCTGTAGGCCTCCTGTGTCAGCGTTTTGTAGTGAAAATGCCAGGTACACACTTTCTCCCGCTGGGTCCCCTGATTCTCCTCGTCTGCTACCAACAGTAAATCCACAAACCCCATCTGCACCCCTTCATCGGGGGTCAGCAGGGGCTTGCCGTTAATGGCATAAAGCCAGCTTGTCTTGTTCATAAAACACCTCCCTCTGCCGACGCCGTTTTGCGCATATTCCTTATGTTTGCCCGGGCGATACCCCCATCGGACATATGCATACCCTGCACCGCCCGCAGAATTTTCTTCTGGATTTTTAAGTTTGCTTCCATACCGGCGGTAATGGCCTCCTGCCGGTCAGTAAGCTGGAGGGAAAATAGCTCCAGCACAGTATTTTCGATGGTCTGCCTATCTTCCGTACCTATGTTCAGCTGGGTGCGAAATGAACGGTTTTCCGGCAGCACCTGTCCCCTTACAATGCTGTCAAGGGGCATAGGAGAAGCCGGCTGGGCGCTTTTGGGGGCATCTGTGATAGGGCTTACCCCGTCAGAGCTCTTTGGGGGCAAGGGCGTCTGCTTTCCCTCTTTTTTGTGGGTGTCAGACATAGGAAGATAGCTCCCGCAAAGCACCCGATGGAGGATTTCCCCGGCATTTTTCAGCGCCCGGGGAACATCCGCCGTTTCCTTTTGCAGAGGTACGAATACCCCCAAATCTATCTCAATTTCCTTTTTCATTTTCCTTCCTCCCAACATTTCTCTCGCCTTCCCTACCGGGAGCGGTAGACCATACTTTCTCTCCGGCGAGAAAGTATGCAAAGAGCCGCCGAGAACCTCTCGTATGGTTCTCGGACTCTCCAGACGACCTAAGGGGCGAAGCCCCTTAGGAAACCCCACCAACTGCACCGAAAAGTTATGAAATCTATCAGCAAGGCGGGCCTGGAGGGGTACATAGGGGAGGTGGCTTTGTTTGCGGAAGCAAACAACTCAAACCCTCCCCTATGTCGCATTCTTTGGGTACTTTCTTGGCGAAACAAGAAAGTACCGTTCCCCCACTGCAGAGCTTGCATTTATCCCAATAATGCAAGCAATCTCTCTTTTTCTGCCATTTCCCGGCGGCTGTAGCGGTTTCGGATCTCCACAAGCGCTTTGTTCTCCCGATAAAACCTTGCCTCCCCATCGGTAAGGGGTTCCCCACGGAAAATTTTATCCCGCAGAGCCACCAACAAGGAAAACCGCCCCTCCCCAATGGCGTGAAACCAGCCCAAAAAGGTCCACCAGTGGATATCTTTCTCCCGGCGGATCTCCCGGCCTGCCACCTTGTTGATTTCTGCCAAAATCACGGGGGCATCCTGAGTCCAGTCAAAAAGCCTGGGTGCGGTGTGCGCCTGGGGCTGTTCCCCCGCCCGGATAAACTCCGTAAAGGCCTCCATCGCCCCGGTTGCGGGGATTTCCTCTTTGTAAAACAGAGAAAGGGCAATTTTCCACTTAAATACATCCGGCAGGTCCGGGTCGGAAAGATAGGAAAAGATTTCGAGGATATCCCGAAAATCCCAATTTATGGGATAGCTTTTCCCTGCAATCTCCACATTTTCCGGCAAAGTCCAAAGATTTTTCATAGTTTCCTCCGTTTTACAATGTTATTGCATTAACTTTATTGTCATTCCCACGCCAGCGTGCGCGCTGGCGTGGGAATCTACAAAAAACAGCTCTCTACAAGAGATTGCCACGTTGCTTCGCTCCTCGCAATGACAACCGGGAATGTAGCAGGGCGAGGAGATTGACACTGTTGCCTCAATAACATTGTCGTCTGTCCTGCGCCTGCTTTTTCGCCTGTAGGATGAGCCTTTCGGTACATTCCCTTGCCCCCTTAGAAAGCTCCGGCGCAAGGCTTTCCAAGAACATTTCCAGCACCGTTTTCCCCGAATTTGTCAGGGCAAATACGCTCCCCTCCCCAAGCTCGCACCCGGAAAATACCCCCTGCAAAAGGTCTTTTACCTGCCGGTCGGCTTCGGCTTTGTCGGCGGTATCCAGCGAGGATAGTTCCTCTGCCATCTCCTCTATAGCCAGATAAAATTCCGGGTCATTATCATCAAATTCTATTTTCATACCCTTTCTCCTTCCCTACGCCCCCTCGCCAAACCCCTCCCCTCTGGGGAGGGTGTCAAAAATCTTTGATTTTTGACGGGTGAGGTTGACCTCATCCGACCTCGCTTTGCTCGGCCACCTTCCCCAAAGGGGAAGGTATCATTTTGTCCTTAACCAATGGTATAAGTAAAGGTCTTTTCTGTGGGATTGAAAGTACCCACGGTCCGCTGACCTGTATAGTGGAGCGCAAATGCGATCCGATAGCCGTTCTTATCACCGCCGTAGCTCAGCACCTCAATATAGGCCTTATCCCGAATGGCGGGATACTGGTTATTTTTCGGTGTCTCCCAGAGCTTGACCTCAATAACCTCCGCCTTCAAATCATCCAGCACAAGACCCTTGTCGATGATGTTCTGCAAGCGGGTAAACAGGTTCGAGCCGGGCTCTGCATAGAAGCAATTTACCTTGCCGGTCTTTTCATAGCCGGAAATCATAATGCTGTGGTCGCCCAAAATATCGGTTTTCCTGTCCACCTTGGCTTTCAGCTCCGGGGTGTACTCCTCTAAGTCCTTACCCAGCCGTTCGTAGGAAATCACCGCGCCCGGCTCGCTGGTATTGATATAATGGGCCAAATATTTTCTCTCAATTTTCGCCATTTTCATTCACCTCGTATAATTTTGTAAAATCCGCCGTCAATGTAACGCAGTACAGACCTCCCGTACTTTGCCGGCGTTCCAGTTTCCCCTTTTCCGCCCGGAGACGCTCTTTGTTCGGTACATCTCCGAACCGGGGCGTAAGTCCCAAGGCAGACTGCTCCGCCACCCAGCCCTGAAACTGAAGAAGCCAGGGGGCATCTTTTTCCGTCTCTGCCGACGGCCGGTACAGGGCAAAAGTAAGCCGGCAATCCGTCTCCTTATTTCCCAGAATATCCTGCCGGACAGATAAAACCTGCAGACCTTGGGGAAAAAGGCCCCCGTTTCCCGGCACGCCGTCCGTATCGTCAATAAACAGGAGATTTCCCTCCTCCCATTGGGGGTAAGCAAGGAGGAATGTTCGCATTTTTTCGATCATTTAAGCCCCCTCCCTTCCCGATGGCAAACTGTATTTCCCCAATAATAGGTTTTTACACTGCCGAGGATGGGCGCGTCGTAAAGCTCAGCCCACCGGGTAATAACAGGCCCTTCACCGGGTAGTACCCGGTCGTCGGGAAGAATTTCCCGGTCGCCGGGCACGATGAGAAGAAAATCCGTCTTTTTCCGACAGCCGGTATCCTTTACTTCCAGCTCCGCCTTGGGAAAAAAACCACAGCAGTGTAATACCTGCCGCGTAATGCCCCCGGGGTGCTTGCGATACACCGTTACGGTCTGTTTACAAAGACTGTAATCCAAGGTCATCCGGCCACCCCCCGGTAAATATCCAGGTAGATACAGGCTCTGCGGTACAGCTCCCGGGAGAGGTTCTTTTTTTCTTCTCCCGGGTCGCTGTAGCGGACGGAGACCTCTCCCACCGTTGCCTGAAGCACCTCCTGTTTTCCGTCTGTATGCTGATAAATGGCTTCCGCCATAGCGCAGACGGCTAATTTTTCCGCCATCTCCCCACCGGAGCGGATCTCGTAGATCCGTTTCATTTTTTGCAGTGCCGCCGCCCCCCGGGCCGCCACCCCGGAAAAGGCATTTTCCGGAATGGCACTGCCCAGGTAGCTGTCTTTGTAAAATTCATAAGTAACCACAGGCAGTGCCTCCCTTATCAGGCTGCGGCGATGGCGATGTTCCCCAGCACAGCCGCCTTCAGAGTATTCTTCAGGGCCACGCCTGCCACCAGCTCCACCTCGCCGGTCTTGACCGCACCGGGGGTAGACAGGTCGGGCAGATAGCTCTGGATCACACCGTCGCCGGTGGGGGAAATGCCGTGGAAGCCGTCCAGACCCAGAGATACGGCATAAATGGCGGTCTTGCCACCCTCGGTGGCGATGACATCGGAGACCTTTGTGCCGTCAAAGTACTGACCCATATCCACCATAGGCACACCGGCGTAAGTCTCTACCGTGCGGCCGAAATCGTCGCACTTTCTCTCATAGTAGCCGGCCCGACGGGCGATGGAGCGGAGCTTAATGAGCATAGAGCGGTTCATCAGCAGCATACTGGGCGTACCGTCCAGGGCGGAAATGAAGCTGTCCATCTCATCTAAGAATGCGTTGTAGTTGCTGTCCAGCTTTTCGGATGTAGTCAGATCCACAAAGCTTGTCAGCTCGTTGGCTGTGCCGGAGAGGAGCTTACGCAGACCGTCAAAGGTGCCACCGACGTAACCGGCCTCCTGCTCGGATGCGCCGTTAATCACCAGATTGTGGAAATAGTTGGCGGTGGCCTTGATCTTCTGCTCAGCCTGGAATGCCAGCTCATCCGCCGCACCGGAGGTGGACTGAATCACTCTGTCCATCTGGAAAGAGCC